ACCTATAATCTGGCCGACCGTGCAAACCTTCACTACAAGATTGGTAACTTCGTAGATATCCCCTTCACAGAAGAGGAGATGAAATATATTGAGATGATGGGTGAGACAGAAACCTTTGCCGATGCGGTCATGGTTGCTGAAGAGATCTATAAGTTCTGTAAGGTTCAGAGTCAAAAGGAGGAGAATGTTGATGTTCCTCTGTCGGGAAATGGATCTGGTGAAGGAATGACTCAGGAACAGACAGAACAACAACAATCCACTGACTTCGATGAAGGTGAGGGTGAAGAAGATTTTGGTGAACTGGAAGATCTTTCTGAAGGTCGTTCAAAACCACAATCTACTTCCACTCCAGAACCTGAAGTTAAAACTGACGACATCTTTGAATCTGGCAAAGAAGAATTCAATGGTAATGTACAACGTGGTGGTCGCGACTTCAATTATCTTGAGGTACCAAAGGTTGATGTTGATAAGGTCGTAGTTTCTAACAAACAGGTTCATCAACAATTGAATGATCATTGGGTCGATCAATTGACACCTAAAGAGTATTATTGTGCATACACAGAAACAACAAAGTTGACGGAACCACGAGACTTTGGTCCTGTTGATATTGAGTATGATCGATACAAAAAGTCTTCACAGAAAGAAGTTAACTATCTCGTAAAAGAGTTTGAGTGTAAGAAGTCTGCAGACGCATACTCTCGGTCATTCTCTTCTAAGACTGGTACTCTGGATTGTTCTAAACTTCACACCTACAAATACAATGAAGATCTTTTCAGGAAAGTCAATGTCATTCCTGACGGTAAGAACCATGGTTTGATCTTCATTCTTGATTGGTCGGGATCCATGGGGGACTGTCTGTTGGAAACTATGAAACAACTGTTCAATCTGATCCAGTTCTGTAGTAAGGTCAACATTCCTTTCGATGTGTATGCATTCACAAACAGTTATCAGAAGAGTGAAGATTATTTCTCCTACACCGAAAGTCCTATTCAAGAAGTCAAAGAGTATGACATGATCATCAGTCCAGACTTCAGTCTTCTTCACTTCTTTACCAGTGATGTGAATAAGAAACAACTTGATCAACAAATGAAGAACTTGTTCCGTGTTGCATACAACTCGGTACGGTGGTGTGACTACTCTATCCCTGTTGGTTTCAATCTCTCAGGTACTCCTTTGAATGAGGCTATCGTATGTCTTCATCAACTCATCCCTCAGTTCAAGACGAAATATAAAGTTCAGAAGATCAACACTGTGATTCTGACTGACGGTGAAGCAAATGTTCTTCCCTTCTACAAAGTCAACAATTACTACGATGATGGACGTATGGGTTCAGGACGTGTGTACATGGGTGACTTTCTTCGTAATCGTAAGACTGGACACACTTACAAGATTGAGGGTTCTTTCCATAAGTTCACTGAAGTTCTTCTCGAAGACCTTAAGACCATGAATCCTGGTGTGAATGTAATTGGTTTCCGTCTTGCCAGTAACAGTGACTTCAAAGGATTTGTTCGACGGTACGATGAAACCATGACCGAAGAGTCATACAGGAAAATCAAAAAGAACAAGTCTGTTACAATCAAGACCAGTGGATATACTTCCTACTTTGGTATTCTTTCATCTTCTCTTGACAATGATACTGAGTTTGATGTTGAGGAAGGTGCAAGTAAAGCAAAGATCCGATCTGCCTTTGTTAAAAATCTTAATGCAAAGTCTCTAAATAGAAAGGTATTGAGTCAGTTTGTAGATATCATCAGTTGAGCCAGTCGGACAACTGTCCCATCCGCCACCCCGCTGGGGTGGTTTTCGTATATTATAGCTTTGTTGAGACAAATCATCATGGCACTATCCACTTCTTCTATCGTCGCTTCCCTTCAAGATACTTTCGGACCTGAGGTTACTACTGGTGATATTCGTGGATGGTGTGCCATGAATGACATCAGTTACCAGACCGTCACCAAGAAACTCAATGAGTTCAAGGTTGGTCGTGGCAAGTGGAACCTCACCGTCCAAGAAAAACTCGAACAGAACTATCAAGCTCCTGCAGCTCTCCCCGCAATCGAACAAGACCTTATCCCTCAAAAAGATGATTCCTTCGTCAAGTTTGGTAACTTCACTGATATTAAAAAAATTATTCAGTCCCGTCTTTTCTACCCTACGTTTATCACGGGCCTCTCGGGCAATGGTAAAACGTTCCTTGTCGAGCAAGCGTGTGCGCAACTCAAAAGGGAACTGATTCGTGTCAACATTACTATCGAGACTGACGAAGATGACCTTATTGGTGGCTTCCGTCTGGTTAATGGTGAAACTGTTTGGCATAACGGTCCAGTCATCGAGGCTCTGGAACGTGGAGCAGTACTTCTTCTAGACGAGGTTGACCTGGCTTCTAACAAGATTCTGTGTCTTCAATCCATCCTTGAGGGTAAGGGTGTCTTCCTGAAGAAGATCGGTCGATTCGTCAAACCTGCAAATGGTTTTCAAGTCATCGCCACAGCCAACACCAAGGGTAAGGGTTCTGACGATGGTCGGTTCATTGGCACAAACGTTCTGAACGAAGCATTCCTTGAACGTTTCTGTGTGACCTTCGAACAGTCTTACCCGACTCCTTCTACGGAACAACGGATTCTTGAGTCTGATTGTGATGACAAGGAATTCTGTAAGCACCTGGTTGACTGGGCAGACATCATCCGTAAGACTTTTTATGATGGTGGCATTGATGAGATCATTTCCACCCGTCGTCTGGTTCACATCGTTCGTGCATATTCTATCTTTGGTGACAAAGCCAAAGCACTTCAGGTTTGTATCAATCGTTTCGATGATGAAACTAAGGCAGCATTCCTGGAACTCTATGACAAAGTTGATGTAGATTTCCAAATGATTGACAGCACGGAGGAATCTTGATAGAATGAACTCATGGTCCTTATTATATGATGAACTCATGAGCGACATTGATTTTGTGAGTGCAAATGGGGGGTTTGAATATACTCCCCTATCCGAATCCACTACAGGTAATGTAGATATCCACACAGATTATGAAATGAATTTGAACATTGATAACAAAAATGGTTTCTGGAAATATGAGGAAGATGTAATCCTTAAAGAGATCCGTGACTATCTTGGTGGTACGTACAGAGCACATTATGCTAACGACAACAAGACTCAAACACTGGATCTGATTGACAGTATTGGTGACTCAGAAGCTTTCTGTCGATCCAACGCAATCAAATATCTCTCACGGTTTGGTAAGAAGGACGGCAAGTCTAAACTTGACATCCTCAAAGCAATCCACTACTGTATTCTCCTCTATCATTTCTCTGGCATCAACAAGCAACCAAAAGGTAATTATGAAACTTTCTGAATCCACTGTATCTCTCCTGAAGAACTTCTCTTCGATCAATCAGTCTATCCTGTTCAAGGAAGGACAGAAGTTGCGTTCAATTTCAGTGATGAAGAACATCCTGGTTGAAGCCAATGTGTCCGAAGAGTTCCCTAAAGACTTTGGTATCTACGATCTGAACCAGTTCCTCAATGGACTGTCTCTTCACTCCTCTCCTGATCTTGACTTTGACAATGATCAGTATGTTGTGATTAAAGAAGGTCGTTCTCGTTCTAAGTATTTCTTTGCAGATCCGTCTGTGATTGTTGCACCTCCTGAGAAAGAGATCACTCTTCCGACTGAAGATGTTTGTTTCCAACTGACCAGTCAACAACTGGAGAAACTGAAGAAGGCTGCATCTGTTTATCAACTCCCCGACATCTCTGTCATTGGTGAGAACGGTGTGATCAAACTGGTTGCACGTGATAAGAAGAATGATACTTCTAATGACTTCTCCATCATCGTTGGTGAGTCGGATGCAGAATTTGTCTTCAACTTCAAAGAAGAGAACCTGAAGATCGTCCCTGGTAACTATGATGTGGTTGTGTCAGAAAAACTTCTGTCCCGTTTCCAGAATCAGAACATCGATGTGACCTATTATATCGCTCTGGAACCTGATTCTACTTTTGGCTGATGAGACACATTCTCTTCACTTTGAAGGGTTGTCCTTTTGGATTGTTGGATGATGAGGCACACATTCGTAATGTTCTTGCGAATGCTGCCACGTTGTCGGAGAGTACACTACTTGGTATTCAATCCCACAAGTTTCAACCTCAAGGAGTCACTGCTGTTGCTCTTCTCGCAGAGTCCCATATCTCTATCCACACATGGCCTGAGAATGGAATGGCAGTATGTGACGTGTTCACATGTGGTGAACAAACAAATCCAAGGTCTGGTGCAACTTATATGTACGAGGCAATGGGTGCAACTGATCTTGTTTCTGAAATCTTCAAGAGACCTTTGCAATGAATATCTTTGTCACTGATCCTGATCCTGTAAAGTGTGCTCGTGTCCTACCAGACAAGCACATCGTCAAGATGCCTCTAGAGACATGTCAAATGCTCTCTATCGTCTGTTCTCTGAAGTGGGGACATGGGTTCGGAACTATACCTAGAGCTGATGGTCAACCATACAAGACCACCACAGGTGCCTTCCGTAATCATCCCTGTACCATCTGGGCAAACTCCTTTGTGAATAACTGGAGATGGTTACTTGCTCATGGATTTGCAATGTGTGATGAGTACGCACTGAGATATGGTAAACCCCATACCTGTTTCAACACTCTTCAGGCAGCAAATGAAATTCTTCCATGTGCAGATCCACAGGGTAGGTCAGGTAAAGGTCCAACACCTTTTGTATTTGCTGGACCTGATGAATTCAAGTACGATGAAAGTATTGATATCTATACTAAGTACAAAAGATACATTGCATCTAAACCATGGGTGAAGGACAACTACCTGAGAATACCCGAGAGAAAGCCGGACTGGGTTTGATACCTTTCAGTCTCTGTTTACTTGGTACACTTTGTGTTATAGTAGCAGGGTACTTCCACGGTCACATGAACATTGGTGCCGTGTGGCACAACTTGCATAACTTTAATTGATATGAATCGTAATGAATTTGTTTGGGTTGAATCGTATCGACCCCAGACTATTGATGATTGTATTCTTCCTGACGGAATCAAGAACACTTTCAAACAATTTGTAGAGAAGGGTGAGGTGCCTAACCTTCTTCTGTCTGGACCTCCTGGATGTGGTAAGACCACTGTTGCTAAGGCACTTTGTCATGAACTCAAGGTAGACTATTATGTCATCAACGGATCCGATGAAGGACGATTCTTGGATACTGTCCGAAACAATGCGAAGAATTTCGCTTCGACCGTCTCGCTTTCGTCAACTGCAAAACACAAAGTCATCATCATTGATGAGGCAGATAACACAACCCCAGATGTTCAACTCTGTCTACGGGCGTTTACTGAGGAGTTTATTGGGAACTGTAGA